CCGCTTGTGTGCTGGCCGTGAGTTTAGATCGCGCTCACCCCTGACGACGGCTAGGAAGTGTTCGCGGTCAAAGTGGGGGTTGTCGGCGGCGAGTACTAGAGTAATGTGGTCAACAGCCAATGCTATGCCTTTCTCTGCGGTATCGGTTGCAAGTGGCGCAATTTTAGCGTGGCCGCTCGCTTTCCGCAGAGCCTCTGCAATTGCGATGTAGTCTTTCCTTGTCACGATTGCACCGCCCGATACTCTCCATCGTTGAAGGCAACCTGCCACTGTCCAAACTGCGCGACGTGGTAGGAATTTCGCTTGCCAACCTTGCGAACAACTGGTACGTTGATCGCGGTTACTGTGCCAACTTCTCCCGCTCGAACAACGTGCTTAGGGTTCAACCCGTAACCGGAGTACCATGGTTCCTTATCTTGCTTGAGAGTAATTCTGTCACCTATTTTCATAACCTGTAGCTCCTTTGTCTATCAGATTGACGCTAACCGCGTCGTGCTGCCCCCTCAGCGAAGGGGCAGACCGCCGAAGTTAGGCCGCGAGTTGCCGAATGCTACGTGACCGGTTAAATCTCCTGTCTTGGTCAAGGTGAATCAGGTATTCGTCGTCCCACTTACGGCCACGCGGCACTTTCCCCTTGCAGGTGATCCGGCGCTGTAACGCCCGTACAAACTCGCGGCGAAACTGTTCAGCCGTCAACCTGTCGTCAGTCCAATGTATCTTGACGCCAGCACCGGCCAACCCTGCCTTGGCAAACCGAAGATACACGCCAACATGCTGATATTCAGGCCACGGCTGGAACGCCCACTCAACACGTCTGCGGGCGGCATCGGCCATTCGCAGTTTGTCGCCAAGCCAGTTAGTCCCGCCGTAGCGTCCCCTCGCTTCGTCTACTGTCCGCTTCCAGTCCATTGTCCCTCCTTCCCGTGTGAGTCTCGCCCTACCCTCTCTAGGGAGAAGGCAGGACGTGAATCACGCTCTTGGCTGCAACAACTCTTCGATCAGATCGAGCGCGAGCAAAGCAAGGATGTTTTCGTCCATCTTCACTTGCAAGGGAAACTGTGCTCTGAATTGTTCCTTTGTTTTCATTGTGTGTCCCTCCATGCGCAAAGGATAGCAAAGAGCTACGTGCGCTTTGCTTTCCGTTCTTTCCATCCCGATTTTTCAAAGACATTCCCACACTTGCGGCAGACGTAAGTTTGCCGCGCCGCACATATCGCACCCAACTTGTAGTTTTTCGGCCATTTCTTCCTCTAGCAAAGTTGATATCTGCCAGCCCCAGTGCTCTTGATTCCTTCAGAGGCTAATGCGGAAACAATGATAGCCTGCGCCGAATCAACGCAATCGGCAGCAACTAGAAAATTGCGCGTTCCAACTTCCGCGTGGTAGCACTTGGCAGAGCGGGGCAAAGAAACCGCCTCAACGAAGTCCCGGCCAATCTTGAAAGTCTTGTTTTCTTTTATGATTGTCATTGCTGTTCCCTCCATGCGAGCAAGATACCAAAGAGCGGAAAGGATGTCAAGCGGAAAATAGGCCCCCTACCGATAATCGCACACTTTGAAGTACCCCGGAACAACACCAGTACCAATAGTACTTAATGCCCAAATATAGGCAGAACTATAATGTGTCAATTCTCCCACATGTGTCAAAATGTACACACTACTCTCCACGTGTGCGATCACCGCTAGGAGTTAATAAACGCCCATTCACTAACTACGTTACCAGTTAGTTACGTGTAAGTTACTATGTACCTATTAGTTAACATGTATGTACTACTTAGTAACATATCTCTACGTTACCAGACGGTGCTACTATCAGCACCAGCAGCACAGGCACCCTCCTCTGTGGCAGGGGAGGCCAGTGACCCCTCAGACATGCCCCCGGTAGTAAGGTTCCATGAGGAATCCCTTACTTGTCCATACCCCTGCCTAAAAATAAAAATTTTCCATAATTTATTGATAACATTGAGGTTAGCTGGGTTGACAACCTGTGGTTTATAATCTACACTCGGTTCCATGAGAACTTTCTGGATCGTCTGGACTGTGGTGGCTTTCGTGCTCCAATTCGCCAGCGGGCTGACACTTGGGAGAAGTTGGTCTGCCAAGCCCGAAGCTCGCCGCCTAGTCACACACGGGCTATACCGTAGAATCCGTAACCCGTTGTATTTCTTCAACCTGCTGTTCTTAACAGGCTTGTTCATGGCGGTTGGCTACCCACGGCTGTTCCTGTCGTTCTTTGTACTGATTCCGATACAGATAGCGCGGGCCAAAGCCGAGGCGAAAGTGCTGGAGAAAGCATTCGGAAATCAATACCGTCGCTATCGACAAGGGACGTGGTTCTGACCTCACCAAAGATCACGGAAAGCCCCCTTCTTAGCCAGCTTCATCATCTCTCGTTCAAAGGCCGGTCCATGTTGGGTGCTTTTGTTACCGCGCTGGAACAACAGCGCGTGAACCATCTCGTGAAGGACGGTAAATCGTTTCTGTCGAGGCCAGCGTCGGAGTTCGATAGCGATGCTGATGGTAGGCCCTTCGGAGTCATATTCCCCCATGCAGTCAAACTTACCTATGCGGCGATCCCAAATCACCTTGCACTCCTCCAGCTTCCCGCCGAAATACTTGCGGTTATAGTCACGAAAGATGCGCTGAAGGTCCGTCATCTGGGTTCCCCATCTGAGCAATCCTCCAGATAGCCGCATCGTTCACAAACGAGTTTGCATCGGCGGCGTACAAGAGGAGAGTCACATCGAGGGCAGATAGGCACGGGAGCGTTCACTGCCCCTATTTTACCAGCTTCGATTTGCGCCGGACAAACCGCTTGCGCTACATTGTGTACGAGGAGCGTCCTCCGCCTAGCGGCTCTCGCCGCCCATGCCTCCCCATGCGTGGCAGGACGCTCCCAGAGGTTATATGCCCGCTCGTTCGATAGCTCAACGCAGACTTTTCGGAATGCTGGAGCATAATCCAGAGATGGCGGCTGCTCGTGGAATCAACATGACGCAGAAACAGATGCACGACTACGCTGCGACTCCTGAAAGTGGTTTGCCGTCACGTAAGCAGCCGAAGTTCCGTGGCGCTCGCAAGATGAGCAAAAAGAAATATCCTTACGGTGTCTAGGAGAAAAAATACCGTGGACGATTTGATGGCAGGAACACTTAGATATGTGGAAGATCACCCGATAGCATTCGTTGTCGGACTTATATTGTTTATAGGGGTTAAAATTTGGATCGGAGGCAAGTTGTGAAACATGTGGGCTTCCGTGGCGCAGTCAAAAGTGTCATGGCTAAAGAAGGCTACAGCAAGGAAAGTGCCGAAGCTGCCATCGCTGCGGGTGCTCGCAACGCCTCAGCCAAAGCCAAGCGAAAGAATCCTCGTCTCAAGCGTGTGAAAGGCTGACGTGGCTTTTCCAAGCTACTCTAGATTCCTGAAGAATCCTATGGAAGACCCCGAAGCAGACGATACCCCTGCTGCGGAGGAAGAACTTTCTCTCGACATCCCCAAGCGCCGTCCTGGCCGTCCCTGCGAGGGCGAAGAGGCTATGAATCCGCGCATGGAACGGTATGTCCTGAATCGCTATATCAACGGAAAACTTAGCATGTCGCGGGTCGCCCGTGAATGTAATCTCGATCCATCCACCGTCGCAAAAATACTTGACAAACACGATGTCCGCAAAATAATGAAGGTCTCGCGTGCTGAAATCGTCGGCACCATCCCCAAAGCCGTCGTCAACGTGCAAGGAGCCATCAACGATGGCGACACCGAACTCAGTTATCGTCTTCTCAAAGATACGGGAGCATTGAATGTCGATCCAACAAGCGCAGGCTCTCAACCTGGCTCAATTACGGTCAATCTCGGATTCCTTAACGCCGACCGAGCGAAAGCTGTTCTTGCAGCACAACCCGCAAGCAGCCCCGATAGTGGATACATTGACGTGGATGAGGAAGCACACGAAGACAAAGGATGAGCAGGATGTCAACAATCCCTACAAGCCATTTCCTGACAAGCCTTACTTCGAGGCACTTCACCAAGCGTGGATGAACGAGAGTGTGTTATTTGTTGAAAAGTCACGAACAATGATGGCAACTTGGTGGGCCGCTGGGGAATCGCTTCACATGGCGATGAATCGCCCAGCAACCAAAGTTCTTATGATGGCACAAGATGAAGACCGCTCGCTTAAAGCTCTCGATTATGCTTGGACTCTCTATGAGAATCAAGACGACGAATTGAAGTACTTGTGGCCTCTCGACCGTCCTCGCGACAAGCAAGCCTACAACATTCTTGAACTGAGGAACGCATCCAGTCTCGTCGCTCTCCCTGGCAAAGACCCGGACAAGATACGTTCCGAACATCCTACCGTTGTTGTCTTTGACGAAGCCTGTTACATCGACCGTTTTGCCGAAGCCTTTGACATCGCCATCGCCACACGCGCTCTCAAGATAGTCGCCATCTCCAGCGCAGATCAAGGCGATTTCTGCGACATTACTTCCATTGCGGAGTCTATTGAATGGCCATACGCGGCGTAAGCCTTCGCAGGATTCCTATAGGCAAGCCCGCTGAGAACGCAGCAGTGCTACGTCTTCACTACACCGCCGATCCTGCTATGACTCCCGAGCGTGTTACAAAGATGCGCTCTGGTTACGCCGTCCCTGCGATGTGGGAAAAAGAGATGGAGATTGTCTACGCGGCACTGGCAGGCGAGCGGATGTATCCAGAGTATGTTTCAGAAATAGTGGACTGCGAGCCTTTCGACGTAAGCGACCCGAACCATTGGAGCATCTGGATGGCCTGCGATCCGCACATGAGAACTCCTCATGGATTTCTCTGGGAAGCCTTTAGCGACGAAGGTGAAAGTGTTGTGTGTGGTGAACTATGGCCCGAAAAACAATACACCGTCCGTGAATACTCTGAGTGTATCGACTGGTTCGAGAGTGACAGCAAGATGAAGCCCAAAGCGTTCGAATGGTCTAACGGGAAGCGTCTCCGTATTATCAAGCGGTTTATGGACACTCACGGTACAGCAGCTAACAGTGATGAGGGCGTGGATTTCTTCGCCGCTTATCGCAATCATGGGCTGATGTTTTACAAAGCCATGAAATCTCAGCAGTCTCTCTCAGCAGCCCGCGATATTATTGGCGAACACATGCTGCCATCGGATGTCCTCGTTGGCGAGGAATGGAAAAAGCTCCCGCGTTCCCGCGTGTTCAAGACCTGCTTTGAGCTTCGTAAAGAGTACGTGAATGTCCGGTATCCATCAGGTGACGTGGAGCGTTCCGGCCAAGAGAAGCCGAAGACTTATCGAAAGCATCTGATAGATTGCAGGCATTATATCCAAACAGCCCGCCCGTCCTATGTGCGGCCTGTCCCGACTTTGCTTGATGACTTCACTCCCATATATACTTCTCTCGGCTACTAATGATTCTACTTTGGCTATTTTTGCTAGTGACAAGGCTACGTGACAGGTTACGTTGTCCTGTATGCGCTGCTGTTGGAACGTTCAAACTTCATGCGCCTACTGTTGGCGCTCATGGTGAAG